CTATTGCCGCCGGATAAGCGTTTTAAAAAGCAGGTAGCATGGATCAATGTACTAATGTCGCCGCTTCAGTGGTTGCGTGACTTGTGGTTTGGTGACTATATCAACGGCGCTGTTTATTCCGACTGGAACAATGTCTCTACATACAACAAGTATGACCGCGTAAAGTACAATAAAAGCATTTATGAAAGCCTTGTTTCAGACAATACAAACAACAACCCGACGGATGCAAATTACTGGTTCCAGGTGCAGGTAAATTTTATTGGAGTAAGTGAGCGCGTGAATTATAACGGCCAAAAATTAGTTCTTGAATTTGCATTGAACAAGTGGTTTGGAACAACATTCAGACAGCCGCCTTTGGTATCTGATATTTATATCAGCAATGCGGACGTAATACCCGGCGTGTTTGTGGTTGGTGGCGTGGAAGCAATCAGCAGCAGTGTTTTTAGAACAGGCAGCAGCGAAGTTGTAATTGACGGTTACACATTTGCGGCACAACCAAACTTCAATATTTATGTTCCGATTGCTGTTTACAATGCACTTGACACAGGAATGATAAACAATGAAAAGATCTTCAGAAATTTTGCTGATAAATATATCCCGGCGGGTTTAATTTATTCAATTATAACATACTAACATGCGCAAATTAAGTACAACAAATGTCACAAATAGTGTTGGATTGCCTGTAAAATCAGGAACCTTGCAACACTTGCAGCTTGCATACCAGGAAATAATCACAGCCCTTGCAAAGTCAATTATTCAGCGCGAAAATGATACAACGAATTGCTATATAATTTTCGGCCTGAAGAACAGCGGCAGCACTGGAAGCATGAATGTAAGCGCCGGCGCAATTTATTTCAATGGTGAAGTTTACCTGGTAGATGCATTCACGCTTACCGTTGCAAATACAGCCGTTGGAAATATCGTTGTGACACAATACACAACCAATGCAGACCCGGTGACATTTACCGACGGGATAAGTCATAACGTTCACGATATCCGTAAAATCGTTTTCACAGATGCAGCAAGCGGAAGCGGCCTTGTTGACTTTGCAAACCTTATCAACGTTCCCTTTGCGTTGGTGAACGATCAACAAGCAACACTTCCGGCAACATACACCGTGAAGTTTGACCGTGATAGATCCGTATTCTTTGCCGCCGCTTCAGTCAATGCAACTATTGATTTTGATTTTACAAATGCTGTTCCCGGTGCAGTGGTGCGGTTGAAGTGGACGTTTGGAGCAAGTAAAACGCTCACAATAAACACACCTGCAGGCAGCACAATCGTTGCGGACAGCGGGAACCTGGCAGCAGTGGCAAGCGCGACAAACCTGCTTTATCTTCTCTATGTTGGTAAGAATGCAGCAGGCAATGATGAAGTAAGCTATACATTAAAACAAGTGTAATGATTAAAAGATATGTTGTTGCATTAGATCCGGGCGGCGCAAGTGGCGTTTCATGTGGCTTCACAGCAGACAGCGGCCAAAGCAGCAGCGCGGCATTTACGCAAGAAACTAAGAACATACACGGTGCAGCCGGTGCAGTTGCAGTGGTTCAGGTTACAGCATTAACCACAACCAATTCAATAGGCCAATTGAAGGTAAACGGATCACAGGCTTTTCTTAATAATACTTTCAATATAACGCTTGACGGTTCCGGCAATGGTTCATTCTTGGCGCGCGTGGAAGGTTCACCTTCGGAAACCGGCACAGTGATTTTTGTGACATTCACTATACAGAGTGTTACAATAGGCCATGTGACAACGGGAGCAGATAAGATAAAAGGTATTAGCAAAGTCTTTTAAATATGTGCAATAGCAAAAATTCAGCAGCCCTTGAAAGGCGTGTGCAGGTTTACCCGCCGCCCAAATATTCCGCGCTCGTTAAGGCAATGAGTAAGGCCGAAAAAATAAGCGAAAGCGAAGTTGTAAGCACTGCAATCAAAGATTTTTTTGATCGAATGCCTGAAGATATAAAGGAACGGTTGCGAACATTGAGCAAACACAGTTATTAAAACTCATTCAAACAAAGTTTTAAAATTGTAACTTACAACAGCCCCGGCATGTCCGGGGCTTTTTAATTTCAATTCGCAATGCAATACGTAAGAAACATTGACAGTGACGAACCCATAATGATGCTGGATAAGCATATAGGGTATGATGAAAAGGATGGAATGGGCATTGACGGCAGTTCTTTCGCTTACGAAATGATGTTACTGGATGGCATGGATAAAAAACGCATCCAGGTTTGGATCAACAGCACCGGCGGCAGTGTGATAGATGGCTATAACATATGCAATGCAATGCTGAAGACAAAAACAAAGGTTGATACTTATTGCTTCGGCATAGCGGCAAGCATGGCAGGCGTTGCGTTTCAGTGTGGCCGCAAGCGTGTAATGGCAGATTACGGCATCTTAATGTATCACAACCCTTACACTTCAGCGCCGGACGGTTCAGATAGCGGTGTGATCAATGCCATGAAAGAAAGCCTGAATAAAATCATTTGCCAAAAGTCGGGCATGGATGAACAATCAGTTGCATTAATGATGGATCGAACAACATTTATCAATGCTGAAGAAGCAATGAACATGGGATTGTGCGACACGGTTGAAAGTACAGCAGATCTTAACAAGCCGCGAATGAAGCCACAAATGGAAGTATCAAACTTTCACAGGCAGGCCGCAAAAGTGTTGAATAAGTTAATTGACAATCAAAATATTTCTTCATTTAAAAACACCAAAATGAAATTGGTATATAACAAACTTGGTTTGAACGAAGATGCAGCAGAAAGCAGCGTTTTAGCGGCCATTGAAGGCATGCAAAATAAAATTTCAGCAGCAGAAGCAAAGAACCAGGCAGACGCGCAAGCAATCAGCAATTTAAAAGCCGAAGTTGAAACAAAGCAGGCTGAATTGACAGCGAAGGAAAAGGAACTGGCAGACGCAAAAAATAAACTTGCTACGCTGGAAACCGAAAAGACCGCCGCTGAAGATGCAAAGTTGCTTGCCGAAGCTCAAAACATGGTAAAAGGTTTTGCAGTGCAGGGCCGTATCAAAAACGATGATGCAACAATTGCTTCATGGGCTGAAAAAGCTAAAAACGATATGACCGGCATCAAAACATTGCTTGAAAGTTTACCACTGAACAAAGCAGCGGTTACAATCCCGGTTGAAACAAAGCTGGAACCTGGCAACCTTCCAACAACAGCAGCGGCATTGACAGCAAAGGTGATTAACAACCTGAAGCAGAAAAGAGGATAATAAAAGCAAACACAATTTTTTAAAAGCAAATCTGAAATACAATGTCACTGATTATTAATGACACCCAATATGCCGGTACGTTTGCAAGCTACTTTTGGCTTCCCGCTACCTATGGCATGGACACAGTGCAGAAAGGTGCTGTTTATGTAAAAGACGGCATCAAAAAGAAGCACACCATTGGCCGCATAGATATGAGCAATCCTTTGCAGCCGCGCGCCGCAACACCTGTAAGCAATGCAGTAAACGGCAAGTTTACCATTGACGGGCGCAGCCTTCAGCCTTTGGATCATATGTTTTACACTGAATTTAACCCGCGCGATTTTGAAGACCACTGGTTAGCGGAACAGCTTTCACCAACACTCTTAGCGCGTGAATTGCCGGTGACAGCGGAAAACTACATGATGCAGATTGCTTTGAACAGGACGTTTGAAGTAATTGAAACAGAAATTTGGATGGGTTCAACCACATACACAGCAACGCCGGGAGATCCAGGCAACGGGCAAATATGCTTCATGGATGGCTTTATGAAGAAGTTTTTGAACGATTCAGCAGTCGTACAGATTGCAAGCCCTGTAACCCTTACTTCATCAAACATTTTGGATAAAATGACCTTGTTGCTTAATTCAGTGGCCCAAAACAAAAAGGCATTGATCAGCAAGGCAAGCCAATACAGCCGAATGAAATACTTTGTAAGTATAAATACGGCGGTGCTTTACCAGGATGCATTGGTAGTGGGTACAACCTTCAAAGGTTTGAATACAATGGATCAGGGAATTAAGCCATGGAAAGGCTATGAAGTTGTGCCGCTGGCAGGCTTCCCGGATAATACAATCCTGTTCTGCGAAGGTTTGCCGGACGTAACAAGTAACCTTTATGTAGGTATGAACAGTACGGAAGATAACAACCTGCAGTTGATGCGCCTGCAAAACAATTCAGAGTTATTCTTCCTGAAAGGATTAATGAAGTATGATGTGCAGTATGGATTCAGCGATCAGGTATTCCTTTATACCACATATTCAGCAAGCGACTTCAACGTATAAAAAACACTTTATAAATTAAAAGCCCTGCAAGTGTGGGGCTTTATAAAATACCATTGAAATGAAAAAGTTTATTGCATTCACTTTTGCTCTCTTGCTGATTGGATCAGCAGTAATTGCGCAAAGCACTTCGCCCCGTTTTGGAACCGCAAAGAACCAGGATAACACAGGCCGTTCGTTGACCTGGAAATATACCACTATCACAGATGCAGCAGGCGCGGACAGTACAACCATTGCGCCCAATGCATTTGAAACCATTTACCGCGTCGCACTCACAGACAGCGTATTCTTTAAAAGCCCGACGGTAACAAATTGTTATGCCGGTGACAGGATAAGGATTATTGCAAGCGGTGCTTCCGGAACCAAATTGAAGTTTGCCGGAACCAACTTTATCACGGCAGGAACGGCAACCCTTTCGAGTTCAGGCCGGGCAGTTCTTACGTTCATTTTTGACGGTGCAAAAATTGTTGAAGCGTCGCGCGTGGTTCAATAATTCAGATCCTTACAATTCTTTTTATCAAACAATCAAAGCATATGAAACAAGAATTAATTGATTTTCTGAAGTCACCCGAAGGACAAAGCAAACAGGTCGTTTACTTCAATAAGAAAGGTGAATGGTGTTTTTCTAAGGTTCAAAACTTTACTGAAGAAGTAACCCGCGAAGAAATACTTGGCGAAGAAAGCGATGCAGGCGAAGGTGAAGATGCAGACAAAGACAAGGCCGGAAAGCAAGTAAAAGTTACAAAGTCTTTGCTGAAGAAATACCCGCACCTGGCAGACCGCGGCATTCAATTGGGTGACGTAATTGATGAAGCGGCGCTTGAAGTTGCTTAATTATAGATCACATTTTCAATAAAAAAAAATGTCATTAAACAACGTTCGATTCGTGTTAGGTAAAGGCGGCATTGGCCGGCCATTACCAGGCGAAGATTATATTTCCGGTTTACTGTTTTATTCCGGCAGCTTGCCTTCCGGCTTCAGCAGTTCAAACAGGATAAAGCAATTTTTCAGTGTTGGTGACGCAGAAGCCGCCGGTATTCTTGACGATTACAGCGATGTAACAGCGGCAACAGGATCTTACCAGGTTACCAACAAAGGAACCGACGGTGAAACAGTATCATTGAAAGTTGCAGAGATTGACAGCAGCGGGAACGCTCAAACAACAGAACTTGCAGCATATACAAAAGTTGTTGGAGATTCAACAACGGCCCTTGTTGCCGCCGCAATTACTGCTTTGATCAATGCCGGCACTTTAACGCATGGTTATTCTGCTTCACTTGGATCTTCAACCGTTACAATCACGGCCCCAAAACGTTTAGGCGTTTATCTCAACAGTGGCACACCTTTAACAGCAACTTACAGCGATACTCCAACACTGGCAGGAACATTAACACAGTTCAGCGGTGGCACTGGTTCAAAGCTGGCAGTGATGCATTACCATATCAAAGAATACTTCCGTATTCAGCCGCAAGGCAATTTGTATGTGGGCATTTTCGCGGTTCCTTCGCCTTATACGTTTACTGAAATTACCACAATGCAGAACTATGCAGCCGGTAAGATTAGGCAAATAGGCGTTTACAAAGAATTATCAGCATTCAGCAGCGGTGATCTTACTACTATTCATAACGTATGTGCTGCAAACGTTGCGGCGCACAAAGAAATAATTGCGCTCTATGCCGGTGACATATCCGGTACAAGCGACGTTTCAACATTGGCAAACCTTGCGTTGCTTTCTGCAAATTACTGTTCTGCAGTGATAGGGCAGGACGGCGGCGGCCTTGGCCATTACCTATACCTGGTATATGGTAAGTCAATTACTACACTCGGCGCAACACTCGGCGCAACGGCCCTTGCAAAAGTTTCTGAAAGCATTGCATGGGTTGCAAAGTTCAATATCAGTGATGGCAGCGAATGTGACAGCATTGCATTTGCAAATGGAAAGGCCTTTACCGATTCAAGTGTGACGGATTCACTGCTTACACAGTTGCAGAATTATGCATACATATTCCTTCGCAAGTTTGTAGGTGTTCCCGGTAGTTTCTTCAATGAAAACAGAACAGCTATTGCAGCAAGTTCCGATTATGCATACATATCGGATAACAGGACTATACAGAAAGCAACCCGCGTAATTTATGCTTCGCTTGTGCAGGATCTTAACAGCCCAATTACTTTGAACAGCGACGGTACATTGTCAGATGAAGCCATTGCATACTTCAGCGGTAAGGCTGCAACACCACTTAATCAAATGATTCGTGACGGTGAACTAAGCGGTCAGGCCGTTGCGATTGATGCAACGCAAAACATTTTGCAAACCGGCATCCTTACTATATCTGTAAGCCTTGTGCAGATAGCAACCGGAAGAAATATTGTTGTAAACATTGGCTATAAAGTAGCCGTATAAAATCAATTGTAGTATGCCACAGACACCTTTAATAAACGGGGTTAATTACTCTTGGTCGAACATAAAATTTAACCTGTTCGGCGTTCCCGTTGTTGGTATCACTGAAATAAATTATAACCGCAAGCAAAAGAAGGAAAATAACTACGGCTACGGCGCGGAACCAATTTCACGCGGCTACGGAAACAAGGAATATGAAGGCGACATTACAATATATCTTGACGAATGGAAAAAGATTATTGCTGCTTCGCCGGATCGTGACCCTTTAACTATTCCACCCTTCCAGGTTCAGGTATTGTTCGGCGGTTCATCATTGAATTTTGAGCAAGACACGCTTGAAATGGTAGAGTTTATGGAAGATCCTATGCAGTCAAAGCAGGGAGATACAAAGATACTTGTGAAGATCCCGTTGATTATAGGCCTTATAAGCCACTAAGCACAGCAACCAAACAACACAGCATATAAATGGAAAAGGAATTAAGCGTCGTTGAACAGGCGCAACAAAAGGCAATTGAGTTGTCGCAATTATTGGGTTTTAAAGTTCATGCAATCGTTTTTAAAGACCCGGTAAACAATGAAGATATAGTTGGTTTTTTAAAGGAACCTTCCAGACTTCAAAAGATTGCGGTAATGGATAAAATGACAATTGGCGGCGCTTTCAGTGCATCTTCAGAATTGCTCGACATTATTATATTGAAGGAACACAGCAACCCGCGTATATACAGCGAAAGAAGCGAAGATGATGCAGTGTACATAGGCGCTTGCAAGGCCGCTTCAGAACTTATAAAAGTGCTTGTGGAGCAGTCAAAAAAAAAGAACTGATAAACAAGTATGACTTGGAGAACGCAAGCGATGAAAGCAGGATGGCTGCAATTATCGCTTGCGTTTTGCATATAGACCCGGACAAATTAAGCGATGAAGAATTTTATAAAGCATGGGGCCGGGTAAAGTTTTTTACTTCATTGGCCTATCAAATTAAATGGTAATGAACGGCGAAAATGTTGAATATTCCATATCGTTAAAAGACTACTTCACCGGCAAGCTAAAAGATGCTGAAGCAGGCGCGACGCAATTTGAAGGCATGCTCGAAAGCGCAACTTCAGCAGCAAACGGACTTGCGGCAGCGGTAGGAATAGCATTTGGGGCCGCCGCAGTTGTAGCGTTTGGTAGCAACATGATTCAGGCAGGCAGTGAAGTTGAAAATGCATTAACCGGGTTAACAACACTCTTAAAAGATAACGCCGAAGCACAAACGGTTATCAATAACACCATGCAGGATGCAAAAACAACACCTTTTGCATTTGAAGGATTACTGGCAGCAAATAAAGCATTGATCAGCGCCGGTGACAGTGCGACGCAGGCAAGAACAGACGTTTTGAACCTTGCAAATGCTATTGCAGCAACCGGCGGCAGCGACGATGAACTGCAAAGAATGGTTGTGAACCTGCAACAGATCAAAAACACAGGCCGCGCAACAGCCCTGGACATAAAGCAATTTGCATATGCAGGCGTGAATATTTACAAAGTACTTGCGGACGCAACAGGTCTTCCGATTGAAAAAACAAAGGATATGACCGTCACCTATGACATGCTAACAATGGCACTGGAAAAGGCTGCAGGTGAAGGCGGGATCTATGCAAACGGTTTGGCAAACATGGCCGGCAATACAAGTGTTCAAATTTCAAGCCTTGGCGACAGTGCATTCCAATTATCAGTAAAGATCTTCAACGACCTGAAGCCGGCAATAACAGCAGTGATAAGCGGCATGCAGTCATTCATTGGGTTCCTTACCGATGGCTGGAACTGGATCGTAAAAAACAAAGACATTATTGAAGCCCTTGCAGGCGGCTTGCTTGCCGGTGCAACAGCTTGGGGCGTTTATACGCTTGCCATGAATGCTTCAACGATTGCAACAGTGATTGAAACAGCAGCAATGACAGCATTAGGAACAGCCGTTGAATGGGTAAATGCAATGTTCCTTGCTTCGCCTATCGGTTGGATCGTTGCAGGCATTGCAGCGATTACAGCAGGTGTAATATATGCTTATAACCACTTCGCAAAGTTCCGCGGGATTGTGTGGGCCACATGGAACGTAATAAAAGAAGGCGCAAGTATTATCAAAGATATTTTGATGGGAGTTGGTGAAACGATCAAAGGCGTTTTAACCTTCGATCCAAAGCTGATTGCCGAAGGCGCGGCGAATGTTGTTAATACAGTGCGCGACACAGCAACAAGAATAACAAGTGCAGCGAAGGAAGGCTATGAAGCAGGCCTTGCAGACTTCGCAAAATCAGCAACAACAAATGCGCCCGTTGCCACAGGCGCGGCAGCAGCAAAGAAACCAGGTGCAAACATGGGCGGTGACATTAGCCCGGTAACAAAGAACGCCACAGGAACGAAAGCAATCACGATCAATGTTAAGATTGATAATCTTATTCGTGACTTCAGCATAAAGACAACAAACATAGTTGAAGGAACGGCGAAGGTTCGGGAAATGGTGACACAGGCCATGGTATCAGCAATCAACGATTCACAATTAATTTCTGAATAATGCCACTAACAGACAACATAAAAGGGAGTGACATAAAAAGTTCACAAGGCATAGTGATAAAAAGCGTTCCGCTTGCAACACTTACCAGGGCTTTTAATATTCAGAACATAACGGTTAAGAGTGCGACAAAGAACCCGTATGAAGGCAAAGTTGATCAAACGACTGTAAAAGACACGCCAATTGCAACTTCGGCCCTTGGAACGCCTGTTTACAGCAATATCACGTTTGATTCAGTGCAATACACCAACATGCAGACAAAGCAGGTATTCAGAACAAAGCAGCTTGTTTATGAAACGGTATTGATCACAGTCAACCAGGCGAAGACAATTGTAAAAACAAACATTGCCGGCGGGGATGGAACAGTAAAGGAATATATCAGCTTAGATGATTACCAGGTGCAGGTAAACGGCATCATTACAGGCGGCAATGGTCATTACCCGGTTGAAGAAGTGCTGGCATTAAAACAAATGTTAGACGCTCCCGTAAATATCCCGGTTATATGCGAATACTTAAACCGATTAGGCATACAGGAATTGATTGTGACAGATTACAGTCTCCCGCAAGTTCCCGGCGGTTACAGTCAACAAAATTTTACTATCAATCTGCTTAGTGATATACCTATCATTCTACAATTAAAATAAATGTCATTCCGGGTATTAAATAAAATAACGTTCACACAGCAACCGACAACGGATTTTCCGAAGCGCGTTGATACCCTTATTTACAATATCGTTCACCAATTCAAAGCAGAAACAACCTGGAAGAACTTAACGGACACCGGCGAAATTATACTTCCAAAGAATATTTATATACGCAATAAAAGCGGTCAAATATTTTCTCTTGGCGGCACAAACAGGAACATTGGCGGCTTCGACAGCAATACACCTTACTTTCTTCGCGGTGACAAAGTTTTGATTGAATGGGGATATGTGTACTATGATGAAAAAGGCAATGAAGTAAGCCCGACGGTGACAATATTTGAAGGCTATATTTCACAGGTCACAACAAAGAAGCCCTTTGTGTTGAAGATAGAGAACAATATGTGGAAGCTGAAGACCGTACAGGCACAAGGCGGCAACAATAATTTCTTCCCGGCTAAGACCTACACGCTGGAAAAGATGCTGAAGGAAATGTTGACTAATGCAGGTCTTCCATTTACCGTGAATATGACAACGCAAACAAGTGTTGGTGACTTCAGATTGCAGCAGGAAACAATTGCTGAAGTGTTAAGCCGGTTGCGTAAAGACTTTCATCTTGAATGCTACTTCCGCGGCAATGAATTGCGCGTTGGATCTTTCCCGTATCTGCCTGAAGATGCGACTTCACCGATACCAAAATTTGTATTTCAATATAACATTATCAGTGATGAACTGGATTATAAAAGAAAGGATGATTTAATCCTTTCAGCCGTTGCAACCAATACCATTGAAGAAACAACGGGCCAAACAACACGCGACGGACAGGCGAAGACAAAAAAGAAGCGGTTGGAAGTGTTGGTTACACTGGAAAACGGCAGCGATACAGCCAAAAAGTTTGTTCCTGAACCCGGCAAACATATCCCGCCAAACACCGGCGGCGAAAGATTGACTTTTCATTTTTTATCTGCAACCACTATTGATGAACTGGCAAGCCTGGCAGCAGAGCAGTTGCGGAAGTATTACTATACCGGCATGCGTGGCAAGTTCACAACGTTTGGTTTGCCTTTCGTGAAGCATGGTGACTATGTTGATCTTGTAGATCCACTGCTACCGGAACGGAACGGCCGCTATGTTGTGAAAGGCGTAGAGTATGAAGGCGGCATTAATGGCCTTCGGCAAACAATTGAACTGGATTATTTAATCGGCCGCTTAGATGCAGCCGGCAAATTTATCGGTAAATGAGCAGGGCAATAATTGATGCGATCCGAAAGATAAGCGGAACCAATTTAAACAATACGCTTTACATGGTTCCTGCATCCGTGTTAAGTGTTGACGTTGCGTCGCGCACTTGTACGGTGCAAACCATAGGCGGCGAACAGTCAATAAATATTGAAGGTGTGCAGTTGATGGCTTCCGTTGATGATGGCTTTTTATTGATACCTGCATTAAACAGTGATGTAATTGTAAGTTATAGCACCTACTATAAACCTTTTATATGCCAATTTAGTAAACTGGATAAAGTTGTCATTGTAGTTGGTGAAAACAACGTTGCAATTGAGATTGATAATGATAAGATCCTTGCAGAACTGAACGACACAAAATTTTTGCTTCAGGATGGCTTAACACAATTCAACGATGGAAGTTTTGGCGGCTTGGTGAAGGTTATACAGTTGACGCAAAAGCTGAACAACCTTGAAAATTTAGTGAATGATTTTATAAGCAAGTACAACAGCCACACACATATATTGACGCTTACAACCGGAACCGGAACAGCAGCGCCTACAACCACAACAGAACCGGCAACTTTAACTCCAACACAGCAAGCGGATATTGAAAACACAAAAGTGAAACATGGCTAATCAGGATATTGGTTTGATAGGCAACGACCTGAATATTGTTGACGGTGATTTAACAATCATGGAAAGCGATATGCAGCATGTGGCCGACACGCTGAATGCTTTTCCTGGTTGGTGGAAAGAGAACCCGGCAGACGGTGTGGGGATCTTCCAATATTTAAACAGCGTAGGGCAGGAACAGGCCATAAAAAGGGCAATCAATATCAACCTGCAGAGCGACGGATATAATGCAAGCAATCCGATTGTTTACACGAATAGCGACGGGCAATTAGTGGTTAATCCAAACGCAACGGCAACGAATGACAATTTATAAAGCGATATCCGGGCAAAGCATTATTGATGTATGCCTTAACACATACGGCAGCATTGACTATCTGTATAAGTTGATGCAGGACAATAATGTTGCTTCGGTCAATACCAACGTTTACGGCGGCCAAAAGTTTACCTGGGATGATAGCCTTGTGATTGATCAGGGATTGAACACAGCATTTAAAAGCACTAATACCCGGTATTGTACGGATATAAGCAACAACGGAAGCGTGTTTTATGTGATTGAAGGCAATGGTAATGGAACAGGCAACGGCAATGGAGATCCTTACAATCCCGGACAAAAAAAGTATCAAATGGTATTCTCAACATTTTACGAAGCAGCAAGCGACGGCGAAACGGTTATAACCGTTCGGGATGCAAGCGCGAATTTGATAAGCGGCTATGACATTGTGCAGATCGAAAAGAATATCAAACCGCTGAAGCCTTCAGAATTTAGTTGGAACAAAAACGCAAGTGTATTAACGCTTATAGATAACAGCCTTGGCATAGGTGAACAGCTTTTTATTTTATTCAGCAAAATAATCATTGAATGAGAAAAATATTTTTTGCAGCACTGGTAATAATTTCATTTGCATCTTCAGCGCAAACCTGGACTGGTATATCTGGAAAATATCGCTATACAATTAATCTTGGCATCCCTGTTAAAATACCCGGCGCACTTACAGCAGCAGACAGCGCGCAAATAATAATAAACCCGGTTGACAGTTCATT